GCTTGGCTGAACTGGGTCACCCATTCGGTCATCTGCGACCCGATGGACATGATCCTCTACCAAACGTCGCAGACGACCTCGCGTGACTTCTCGAAGCGTCGGCTCGACCGGCTGCACGCCCACACCACGGAGGTCGGCAGCCGTTTGCTTGCCAGCTCCCACAGCGACAACGTGTTCGACAAGCAGTACCGCTCGGGCATGCTCGTCACGCTGTCCTGGCCGGCGATCAACGAACTGTCGGGCCGCCCCATCCCGCGCGTGTGGCTGACCGACTACGACCGCATGCCGCAGAACGTCGACGGGGAGGGCTCGCCGTTCGACCTCGGGCGCAAGCGCACCACGACGTTTGGCGCATCCGCGATGACGGTGGCCGAGTCCTCCCCAGGCTTCATCGTCGACAACCCCAAATGGATTCGCGAGACGCCCCACGAGGCGCCGCCGTGCAAGGGCGTGCTCGCGCTCTACAACCGCGGGGACCGCAGGCGGTGGTACTGGCGCTGCCCGCACTGCGAGTCATGGTTCGAGCCCGACTTCACGCTCATCAAGTACGACCGCACGACGAAGGACGCGCTGACCGCTGGCGACAGCGCCATGCTGCTGTGCCCGAACTCGAAATGCGGCTTCTTCATGACGCCGGACATGAAGCCCGCGTTGAACCGTGCGGGGCGCTGGGTGAAGGATGGGCAGTGGCTGGACGCCAAGGGTCAATTGCAAGGAACACCCTTCCGCTCGAAGACGGCATCGTTTTGGCTGAAGGGCGTGGCGGCAGCGTTTGCCAGTTGGGCCACGCTCGTCTCGCGCTACGTGCAGGCCGAGCAGGACTTCATGAAGACCGGAGAGCAGGAGGTGCTCAAGTCGGTCGTCAACACCGACCTTGGCGAGCCCTACTACCTGCGCGGCAGCGAGATGCACCGCACGCCCGACCAGATGAAGGAAATGGGTGAGTACCGCACCGAGGTCGATGACGACGGCCCGATGGTGCCCTCATGGGTGCGCTTCCTGGTTGCTACGGTGGACATCCAGAAGAACCGTTTTGTCGTGCAGGTGCACGGCATTGGCAAACGCAAGAATGGGTTTCGGATCACCGTCGTTGATTACTTCCCGATCATCAAGAGCGCGCGGCTCGATGACGACGGCGAGCACCTGTGGGTCAAACCTGCGGCCTTTCCTGAAGACTGGATTTTGCTGAGGACCGAGGTATTCGAGAAGCGGTATTTGTTGGAGGGTGAGGGCGGGAACCCCATCGGCACGATGGGCGTGGCATTCATGGGGTATGACACCGGCGGGCGTGAAGGCGTCACGAACAACGCCTATGACTTCTATCGATTGATGCGCAAGACGGGGGCCGGCGAGCACGCCCGCATTTTCCCGTTGCGAGGGGACTCCTCGCCGCACGCGCCGCGCGTGGCGCTGAGCTACCCCGACACCAAGCGCAAGGACCGCAACGCCGGTGCCCGCGGTGAGATTCCGGTGTTGCAGTTCAATCCGAACCTGTTGAAAGACGCCTTGCAAGGAATGATTGACCGTGCGGCCGACACATCGGTGGGCAGCAAAGGGGTCGACAGCTTCGAGCGCTCGTTCACCTGGCCGAGCAACCTGCCCCAGCAGTGGTATGGCGAAATTTGCGCGGAGTACAGGACGGCAAAGGGGTGGGAATGCCCGGCCGGCGCCCGCAATGAGGCGTGGGACTTGTCCTATTACTGCCTTGGAATCTGCCTGCACCTGAAGCTCGACCGCATGTCCTGGGATACCTCCAGCTCGCCGAGCTATGTCAAGGAAGCGCAGGCCAATCCCCACGTCCTGCTGATGAGCGGCGACGAACCCGAAAAGAATCATGTTGTAAAAGGTGGAAGTCGTGTTTATTCTTCCCTCCGCAATTTGGCACAAACCCTGTCGTAGGAAATTGACACGTGGCGACCAACGCTGAACTTCTGATCCAGGCCAAAGGGGCGATGCACGATTTGCGCACGGGGCGCAGCGCTCGCGTGGTGGTCGATCAGAACGGCGAACGTGTCGAGTTCACCTCTGCCAACGTGGCCGGGCTGCGCGCCTACATCGACGAACTGGAGCGGGCTGTTGCCGAGACCTCAGTGTCCCGCGGCCCGCTGAGGCCCTATTTCTGATGGGCGCGTCGCTGCACTTCACGCCGGCTCAGGCCTACCCGCTTGACCGGGCGACCGTGAAGGCTATCGGGGGCGCCTACGAAGGCGCATCGCGCTTCTCGCGTGAACTGGCGACGTGGCGGCCGGCGTCCCTCTCGCCCGACCAGGAACTGAACCGCGACAAGGAAACGCTTGACGCACGCCTGCGCGACATGGTGCGCAATGACGGCTACGCGCACGGCGCCGTGGCGACGCACCGTGATTCGATCGTCGGCGGCATGTACCGGGTCAACGCCCAACCCGATTGGAAAGTGCTCGGTGCCGACGACACTTGGGCCGAAGAGTTCCAGGAGTGGTCGGAAAAGAACTTCACGCTGTGGGCCGAATCGCCCGACAACTGGCCCGATGCGAGCCGGCTGAACACGCTGACCGGCCTGGTCCGGATGGTGGTGGGCCTCGGCGTGCTGTGCGGCGAGTCGCTGTCGACTGTCGAGTGGCTGCGTTCGAGCAACGAGCGCCGGCCGTCGAACACCGCATTCCAGATGATTCACCTGGACCGCCTGAGCAACCCGAACGACACGGACGACACGGCCTTCATCCGGCGCGGTGTCGAGCGCGACCGCTACGGGGCTCCGGTGGCGGTGCACATCCGCAGTTCGCACCCGAGCGAATGGTATTCGGACAACCCGGCCGCCGTGTGGAAGCGGGTGCCGATGCGCAAGCCGTGGGGGCGCCTGCAGGTCATCCACATCTTTGAGCAGATGCAGCCGGACCAGTCCCGCGGCGTGAGCAGCATGGTCTCGGTGCTCAAAGAGATGAAGATGACGAAGAGCTTCCGCGATGTCGTGCTGCAGAACGCCGTCGTCAATGCGACCTATGCGGCTGCCATCGAATCGGAGCTGCCCACCGACACGCTGTGGGAACAGCTCGGCATGGGCACCGGTGACAACGGCGTCGAGCGCTACCTGACGGCACTGGCCGACTACACCGGCGGTGCGAAGAACCTGCACATCGACGGGGTGAAGATTCCCCACCTCTTCCCCGGCACGAAGCTCAACCTGAAGCCGATGGGCACGCCCGGTGGCGTGGGCACCGACTTCGAGCAGGCGCTGCTGCGCTACGTGGCGGCCTCGCTTGGGCTCAGCTACGAGCAGTTCTCGAAGGACTACACGAAGACGAACTACTCGTCGGCGCGCGCCAGCCTGGTCGAAACGTGGAAGTACATGCAGTCGCGCAAGAAGATGTTCGCCGACCGCTTCGCGACCGCTGTCTATTCGCTGTGGCTCGAAGAGCAGATCAACGCGGGCTTTGCCCCGATGCCGGCCGGCAAGACGGCGGCCCACTTCTACGAGGGCCTCAACAAGGAAGCCTATTGCAAGTGCGATTGGATCGGCGCGTCGCGCGGCCAGATCGACGAGTACAAGGAAACGCAGGCCGCCGTGCTGCGCATCAAGGAGGGTCTCTCGACGTTCGAGGAAGAGATTTCCAGATCGGGCAAGGACTTCCGCGAGGTGTTCGCGCAGCAGTCGCGCGAGAAGGCCCTGCGCAAGAAGCTCGGCATCGAGATCGTCGCCACGCAGATCGCCGTTGCCGAGGCGGGCGCGAAGCAGAAGGCCGCAGCGAACGACCCTGCAAAGGATCAGCAGGGTGACGAGAGCGATGACGCAACGTCGAAGGACGACCAGCAATGACCGCGCTCAACCCCATCTTCGGCTTCATCGGCCGCAGCAGCAACGCGGCAGCGATGGCCTTATCGCCGAGCTACACCGGCCTGGGCAGCGTCGTGCAGGCCGCGCTCGCGCTCGGCAACGACGACCCGACAGCAGGTCACATCGCTGCATACACCGAGGGGCTGGCGAGGAAGTACGCGGGCCTGCCGACCGACGAACAGTGGGCGTACTACGGCGAGAAGCTCTACGCCAAGAGCGAGAACGGCATCGCGTTCATCCCGGTGTGGGGGATGCTGTTCAACAAGTGCGGTTGGGCCTGCGCCTACTTCACCGGGTACGACTACCTGCGCGACGCCTACTCCGCGGCCCTGGCCGACGACTCGATCAAGGCGATCGTGCTGGACGTGGACAGCTTTGGCGGCGAGGTGCAGGGCTGCATGGAGCTGGCGGACTGGATGTACGAGCAGCGCAGCAAGAAGCCGGCAATGGCCCTGGCCAATGCGAACGCCTGCTCGGCGGGCTTTGCGCTGTTGTCGAGCGCTGAGCGAACGAGCGGGATCGAAAGCTCCTACGTCGGCTCGGTCGGCGTCGTGCTCGCGCATGTCGATTACAGCGGTTACCTCGAAAAGAACGGCATCAAAGTGTCGTTGCTCTATGAGGGGGCTCACAAGGTCGATGGGAATCCCTATCAGCCGCTGCCCGAACCGGTGCGCAAGGAGTGGCAAGCCGATCTCGTGCGAATTCGCGAGCGGTTCGCCGGGGCCGTTGCGCGCAACCGTGCCATGTCCACCGATGCCGTGCTGGCCACCGAGGCCCGCACCTACAACGGGCCCGATGCGCTTGGCATCGGGTTCCTTGATGCAGTCGAGTCGCCCACGGCGGCGGTGGTTGCCTTTTCCAACGAGCTTACCGGCTCTTCAACCCAGGAGTTTGCGATGACGACACAAGCTAAGCCGGGCGCTCAGGCGACCTCGGCGGAATCCACAACGACGCCGGCTGTCGAGGCGACGACCCAAAGCCCGACGCCTGCGGCTGCCGCGCCATCGGCACCCGTGCCGAGCGCGAGCGACGAGCGCGCACGCATCAAGGCGATCCAGGGATGCGACGAGGCCAAGGGGCGCGAGAGCCTGGCGGCGCACCTCGCGTTCGAGACCTCGATGTCGGCGGACGAGGCCAAGAAGCTGCTTGCGGCCTCGCCGAAGGCCGCAGCCGAGAGCAGCAAGGCCGAGAACCCCTTTGCGGCTGCGATGGCCCACGACAACCCGAACGTGGGCGCGGACGGCCAGACGCGGGACGAGGGCGGGCAGGCCGACAGCAACAAGTCTGCCGCGCTGCTGCGCGACTACGGCGCGGCGAGTGGCCGCACTTTCAACTGATCGGGCGGCACCTCGCCAACCGGCATCTAAGCAACGGTAGGAGTTCAACATGACGCAATCCTTCGCGGCCTCGGGCAAGACCGACGAGACCTTTACCCCCGAGCAAGTCATCATCGGCGGCTCCGATGTCATCACCCGGCCCGAGACGTTCAAGTCCGGGGCGAACGTGGCCGCGCTGACCGTGTGTGGGCGTATCACGGCGAGCGGCAAGCTCATCAAGTCGGTGCAGACGGCCAGCGATGGCTCGCAGGTGCCCGTGGCCATCTGCATCGAGGACGTGGCCTCGTCAGGCGCCGACAAGGTGGGCCCGGCCTACATCGCTGGCGAGTTCAACGTCGACGGCGTGGTGTGGGATGCCTCGTGGACGACCGACGCGCTCAAGCTCGCCTCGACCGGCAACGGGCCGCTCATCTTCAAGAAGCTCGCCTACTCGGCCGTCTGAGTTCCGAGCCATTCACACCGACTCAGGGAGAACAAAATGTCTGTCGGAACCTATGACACCCACACGCTGCTCGGCGTGGTGCGCAAGATCAACCCGCCGAATCTCTTCTGGTTGGGCCTGTGCTTCAACCAGGAGGTGATGTTCGACACGGAGTACATCGACTTCGACATCGTGGACAAGGGCCGCCGGCTTGCGCCCTTCGTGTCCCCGATGGCTCAGGGCAAGCCAATGAGGCAAGAGGGTTACACGACCCGTCGCTTCAAGCCGGCTTACATCAAGCCGAAGGACAACGTGGACCCGCGCCGCCTCATCAAGCGCACGCCCGGCGAGATGATCGGCGGCGACATGAGCATGGAGGCACGGCGCAACGCCGCAATCGCCGACATCGTAGTCACCCAGCGCGACATGATCCTGCGCCGGCTCGAATGGATGGCCGCCTGCGCCATCCTCGACGACCAGGTGGTGATCGCGGGCGAGGACTACCCGAGCGTGACGGTGACGTTCGGCCGCCCGACGAACCAGACCCTCGCGCTGCTGACCACCGATGCGTGGGACGACAGCGGCAAGCTCGACGTGCTCAACGACCTGGACGACTGGATGATTCGCATGCAGCGCGCCTCGGGCTACGCGCCGACGAAGTGCATCATGGGCCTCGACGCCTGGGCGGTGTTCAAGGACAAAGCCGAGGTCAAGGAGAAGCTCGACACGCGGCGCGGCTCCACCGCCACGATGGAAACGGCGCTCGGCAACGGCGAGGCGGTGCAGTACCGCGGCACGATCGGCCCGCTGGAAATCTGGACCTACGCCGAAATCTACGAGGACAACTCGGGCACGGCGGTCGACATGATGGACAGCGAGAGCCTCGTGCTCATCAACCCGGCCGGCGTCGAGGGTGTGCGCTGTTTCGGCGCGATCCTGGACGCGAAGGCCGGCTACCGCCCTGCGTCGATCTGGCCGAAGAACTTCTACAGCGAAGACCCGCCGGCCGAGTTCGTCATGAGCCAGTCGGCACCGCTGATGGTGCCCAAGCGCCCGGCTGCCGCCATGCGCGTGAAGGTGATCGACAACTGATCGACCGCCCTGGTGTCGGAGGTCAGCGCTCGGCGGCGCGACCTCCTCTCCTCGATTGCTTGACACACGGAGAAGCTCAAATGACGAAGAAGGTTTACACGGTCCTCAAGACCGTCAAGGTGGGCAAGGTCGAACTTGCTGCCGGCGAGGATGTCTCGCTCGAACCGGGCCAGGCTGAAAAGCTGCTCGGCACGTTCGTCGAAGAGAAGGGCGCATCGGCGACCAAGGGGGATGCGTCTGCCGCCCCCGCGCCGAAGGCAAGCAAAACCTCGGACGGCCTGTGACGGAGCGCGAGCATGGGGTGGCAGGACATCAGGGATCAAGCGCGAGGCGTGGTGCACACCGCGTTTTGCGTCCCTGCGACCTACTTCCCCCCGGGCTCGGACGACGGCGTGGCCGTGACGGTGCGCCATCACACGGTCACCGCCATCGGCGGCGACCTCGACCGCGAAGGGTACGCCGAACGGATCGAGGACGTGAACCGCATCGTGTTGGACACCGAGCAGGTGACGCCGGAATACAAGGCCAAGGTGGTGCTCAGCAATGGTGACGCGCTCTACCTCGAAGCGGCCGAGCGCCAGGACGCGGGCCGCTACCAGGTGTGGAACGTGCTGAGGCAGCGCTACGTCGCACCGCCGCCCCCGGCGCCCGCACCACCCCCTTAAGGAGGACAGATGACCGACTCGTTCTTGGCAGCTCGCGGGGTGACGGAGGCGTTCAACCCCGAGCAACTTCTGACAGGCGGTGCCGACGCGATCGTGCGGCCCAACGTGTTCCAGGCCGGCGCCAGCGTGCCGGCGCTGACCGTGTGCGGGCGCATCAGCGCCAACGGAAAGCTCATCAAGTCGGTGATGGGCGCGACCGATGGCTCGCAGGTGCCGTGTGCGATTGCTGCGGCCGACGTGGCCAGTGCTGCGGCCGACAAGACGGCGCCCGCCTTCATCGCCGGGGAGTTCAACGTCGCTGCACTCCGGTGGGATGCGTCGTGGACGACGGACGAACTGCGGCTCGCGGCATTCGGGCAAGGCTCGATCGTGCTGAAGCAGCTCGCGCAACAGTCGGCCGGCTACTTGCCAGACGGCTATGTCGATGAGGGGTACACAGAATGATTACCAGACGCGACATCAAAGGCTCGCCCCTGACCGCCGAGGAACTCGATGCGAACTGGGACGCGCTGGCGACGAAGATCGTGACCGTCGCCGAGGACACCACGCTCAGCGACGCGCACTACACGGTCCTGGTCGACGCGGCAGAAGGCAATGTCTCCGTCACGCTTCCGAGCGCCGCCAGTGCGTTCGCCAATGGCTACGGTCGGGTCTACAACATCAAGAAGATCGATGCGACGGCCAACGTCGTGACGGTGGATGGCGACGGCGATGAGATCGATGGTGAGGCCACGCTGGCGATGAATTTGCAATACCAGTCGGTGACCGTCCAGTCAAACGGCAGCGTCTGGAGCGTGCTATGACCTACAAGTTTCCACGTGACGTGCCCTCGCCGTACTACGACGCGGGCGGGAACCAGAACCTGGGGAATGCGGGGCCAGGCACCCTCTTCTTGACCTCGTTCAGCCTTCAAACCGAAGTCACCCTGAGTGGTGACGTGGACACGACGTTCAGGATGCGTGGCGTGGAAGACATGCTCGCGTTCAACCCCTGGTTGTTGAAAGACCCGTTGTTCCTGGCGACCGATTACCTGGCACTTCGCCTGCTCATCAAGGTGGTAGGCGAGCACTCCGTGACGCTCGCCACATCGCAGGACGAAACCCTTGAGGTGTCCTCCGAGGGGCCCATGCTTCCCGGCTCGATGGTCGTGTTCGTGCTCGAACTGTACAAGGTCGAAGGTGTCCCAACGCTCAGCGTCTACGAGAGCTTTCGCACCGTCCCTGGCGCGTGAGGTCCACCATGAAGCCGTTCATCGAAATGCGCGGACTTGCTGGCCTTGCCACCTACTTCCGCGACTTCTCCGGACTGTCGGAGCAGGCTGCCCGTTTGGCGATCAACAGCACCGTGCGGTTCGGTGCGCGTCTGGCGAGCAAGCGGGTGCGCGACCAGGTTGCCTTTGCGCGCAGCTACATCGGTGCGGCTGGCGAGCCGTCTTCCAAGGTCCGTATCAAGCACTACGCGAGCGCGGGCGACCTCGCTGCGGTGATCGCGGTGCAGGACCGCCCGACCTCGTTGGCCCGCTTTGCCACCGGCACGCCGTCGTTCGGCAAGCGTGCCAAACACACCCGTGCGCCGCGCGTCAAAGTCAAGACCGGCGGGGGCGCAACGCTCCTCAGGCGGGCGTTCTTCGTCAAGCTGAGTCGAGGCGCGATGCTCACCGAGGACCAGTTCAACATTGGCTTGGCGATCCGGCTGAAGAAGGGCGAATCGTTGCAGGCCACGCAGAAGGCATCGCCCCTCGGTGGTGGTGCCTACCTGCTCTACGGGCCGAGCGTGGCGCAGGTGTTCGACACGGTGCGTGACGACATCGCGCCCGAGCTGGCCGACTACAGCGCCTACGAGTTCGCACGCCAGTTCCGGAGGCTGACCCGTGGCTGATCCGAAGCGCCTGCAGGTCAAGGTCAAGCTCACCGAGTGGCTTGCCGGCGTGACGCCGGCCAACGGGTATCAGCACGACCTGAGCGCGACCGGCGGTGTGACGAAGGTGTTCCGTGGCCGCGACAAGTTCGGCGAGGCCGACCCGCTGCCGGCCGTGGCCATCATCGAGCCGTTGAACCCTGACCGCGAGATCGACGCAGCGGGCACAGGGCGCATCGTCAACGAGCAGTTGATCCTGATGATCCAAGGGTGGGCGGCGCCTGACGTGTCGGCAATCCATTGGACTGACCCGGCCGACCGGCTGCTCGCTGACCTCAAGAAGCGCGTCGGCGAGCTGATCGGCAACGACCTCCCGCCTCAGCAGGCGCAGCCCTGGCACAACCTGTACGGGCTCGTGAACGACATTCGCGTCGAGCCCGGCACGGTGCGCCCGCCCGATCAGTTTTCGTCCCTGGCTTATTGCTACTTCCGGGTGGCACTGGGCTTTGTCGAAAAGATAGACGACCCCTACGGCGTTGTCTGAATTCCTAGCAACCCTTTCCAAGAAGGTGCAGACATCATGGCAAACAAGCAATACACCTTGGGCCGCGGCCGGGTCTACTTCGACGCGTTCGTGGCCTCAACGACCACGATCACGGGCGAGCGCTACTTCGGCAACACGCCCTCGTTCAACCTGAACACCGAGTCGGAGAACCTCGACCACTTCGACGCCGACGAAGGGATCAAGACGAAGGACAAGTCGGTAACGCTCTCGGTGAACCGCAAGGGCTCGTTCGTCACCGACAACATCGATCCTGACAACGTGGCGCTCTTCTTCATCGGCAACGCGGCGGTTGCGGCGCAGGCTGCCGCGATTGGCAAGACCTCCGTCATCACCAACCCGGTCGCGGACCGCTACTACCAGCTCGGCGTCACCGTGGGCAACCCGAGCGGCGACCGCCAGGTGGACAATGTGGTGGCCTCGGGCTC